GCTGGCGGCGGACCTCGCGACGACCCTGCGCAAGGCGGGCATCCCGGCGACGTTGTACCGCAACATAAAAACCGGGCGCGTGGTCAGCATCAACCGGATGAAGGAAGCAAAAGTACTGGTCACGACGCTGCAAACCTTCGCCAGTAAAATCCATAAGGGCGAAGAGATTATGGCGGAATACGGCCTTGTGTACGTCGAGGAAAGCGACCAGCTAATCGCCCAGTTCTCCCGTGGTGGCGGCGGGATGTGGTCCAGCCACGTGCGTGACCGTGAAGCTCGGGCAGGCTTCACTGTGCTTCACGACGCCCTTCAGCACTCCGGTGTCGTCTGGCTGGTTGATGCGACCATGAGCATGGTCTCGTACGAGGCAGCGAACGCGATGAGCAGCAAGCCTGTTCGCTACGTGCTCAACACCTGGGTTAAGCGCAAGCCGACCGTTCACATGCTCTCGAACCGGGGCGAGGGCCTTCAGAAAATTCTGGAGGGACTTGAGGCCGGGCAGCGCGTCGTTGCGGCCTGCGACACCAAAGAACAGGCCAAAGAGGTCGTCGACGTGATGCGCGAGGTGGGCGCTCTGGAGGGGAAGAAGGCGCTGGTCATCACGCGGGACACCGAGCATCTGCCCGAGGTGCAGGCGTTTATGGCGGACGTCAACGAAGAGGCACCTAAGTACGACCTGGTGGCCTACAACTCAGTTATGGCCTCGGGAGTGTCGATAACGTCAGTCAAGCCGGACGTGCTGGTGCAGTTCTGTACGTACCTGCCACCGCGCAATAACCTGCAAATTCTGAACCGCTATCGCAAACAGGCGCGCGTGTACTGCTTCTACACGTCGGGCGAGAACTTCTACAAACTGAGCGCCGAAGAGGTGCATGCTCAGGCAGCGTCCAGAGCGGACATGGAAAGTAAGCTGCTGAACGTGCCATTTGTTGAGCGAGAAAAGCTGACGAAGCTGCGCGAGCGGGTGGCGGCCATTTCTATCGGTGACGAGCAAATGCAGAGCCGGAGCCCTAAGGAGTTCTATAAGGCGCTACTGGAAGCCGACGGGCGCTATGTCATCGACGCCGACGCCGACGTCCCGACCGGGAAGCTGGAGACCGTGCTTAAGGCGCTAAAGGGTAAGAAGGCCGAACAGCGAGAGTATATCTCCCGGCACTGGAAAGATGCGCCGATAGTGGACGAGGAGAACCCGGCGCCCCCGGATATGGATGAGCTCACAGTCCTATGCGGTATTCGTCACGGGCAGATCAACAAGATGCTCGGAGGACACATGGGGAACGACGTGGCGAAGGAGTTGACTGACGAGCGGGCGATTGAGATTGACAAGCTGTGCCGGGAATTCAGAGGCAGCGAGTTTTTCCTGAGCGCGTTCGCTTACCAGGAGCGGGCCATCAGCAAAGCAGAGATGCTCCTGGCCGACCGTGGCAAGGCCATCATCTCGCTTGCGAATACCGCCACCGTCAACGCCGTGATTTTCACGGTACGCTTCCTGTACATCAAGCTGGACGACGTACTGACGGTGGATCTTCTGACTGAACCGGACGAAAGGCTCGGGGGCAAGTCCCGTGTAAGGGCCTTCCTGGATGAGTTGGAAAAGAACCGGGACCATTACGACAGTATCGTAACGCGCGGGTATCACAAGTTCGACGCGATGACGGCCCGGTACCCTGACGAGGTTGAGCGGGCGCTCGCCTTCTCGAAGGTCATCCTGGCCCGTATCGGCCTGAAGCAGGTATATAAGCAGGGCACCAAACGTAGGAAGGACAAAGATGGTAAAGTTGTGCGCGAGAGTGAAGCTCAGTACATGATCGAGAACATCGACAGAGCACAAGAATTCCTCAGGCTGAAATACCCGCCGAAGAACGGCGAGGCTGAAATCAGCCTCGGAGACGTCTGGCTCACGCCGCCCCAGGTTCAGCGCATCGAACGTAACCGAACGATGCGGGAGTACTTCGCAGCGATGAGCGAGGAGCAGAAAAACCGCGTGTTGTATCTGTACACAAACGAGCAGTACACGAATTTCGAGGACGCAGTCAACGCTGTGCTTGAAGGGGAGGTACCATACTAATGCCTACAGCAATATCACTTGACAACGTCCGGTTCCAGCGCATCGTTCGGGAAGTCAATCCGCGTGGGGTTGAGAAGCTACATTTCGTCAAACTGGACGACAGGCACTACATTGAGAAAAAGGCCCACGACGTAACGCCGTCTGACGAAATCGCGTTCCTGCTCGGTAACGCCAATACCGACCACATCTTCATTGTCGAGAACGCCAGCAACCCGGCCGAGCAGATTCTGTTCATCAGCCCGACGCCCGAACAGCGCAGTGAGGTCCTGCGCGCCATTCGCGAAATCTTCAACGTCAAAGAGCATGAAATCAGGAGGCGATAATCATGATTGTTGACTATCGTGACCAACATATCGCGGAAGACGAGTTTTCTCCTGAGCTCGAGGACAGCGGGGCCCGCCGCGTGTTCGAGACCGGGGCCCAGCGTGACCGGGGCACCTTGAAGCCAAGGCCGGACCTCATCTCCCCGTACTTCTTGCTGCGCCTCGGGATGCACATGGCGAAAGGCGCAGAGAAGTATGAAGCGCGCAACTGGGAGAAGGGAATGCCCGTCTCCGTGTTCATCGAGAGCCTGGAGCGGCATCTGCTGGCTTACAAAACGGGCGAACGCGGTGAGGATCACCTCTCCGCAATTGGCTTCAATCTCCAGGCCATCGTCCATTTCGAGGAACTGGCCAAGCGCGGGGACGAGGTCGCCCTGTCCATGCTGGATGAGTACGCCAGCAAGAACCTGGCCGACGAGCTTCGTAGCCGGAAATAGTAGGGGTAAGGCCCTCTGATCTTATGAGGGCCTTTTTCTTGACTTTTTGATAATCGTAGTGTATAATTAAAAAGGAAGACCCCTGCGTGTGTATGAAAATCATTACCCTCGACCAATTGAACGAACTCAATGTCGTGGCTCGTCTGCTTGACGAGATGTCCGGCAGCGGTCATGTTGACAGGCCAACTGAGCAGTTGGCCTTTTCGAGCTTGTATGAAGCGTTTAACCAGGAGCGTGATGCGAATGGCAGCATTGTGGGACAGGCTAGAAGAAGAAAACGAAACACTAAAAGCCTATCATGGCTTTCAGATATACTTACACATGCCGCCCAATGAACGGTCTCTGGCACGCGTGTCGGCAAAGCTTGGTCACAAGGCGAAAACGACAGTAGAGGGGTGGAGCAGGCGCTTTCGATGGCGCGAACGCGTGGCGGCCTATGACGAGTACCAGGCGGCACACGCGATTGAGGTGCGGACAGCGACCCTCAGCGAAGCGCAGCAGGCGTTGATGAAGCAATGGCAGCTATTCGATATTGGTGCGCGGGACCTGCTGAACCGGGCGCTTCGTGACCTGCGGGAGAAATACGAGAAGGAGGGCGAAATCAATCCGCTCGACCTCCAGCGCCTCGTGGACACCGCGATTAAACTGGATACCGCGTCCAGGCGCAACCTCGGACTACCCACCAGCTACAAAACCGAGACGATTGAGGAGCCTAACCTGGACGAAGAAGAATTCTACGTCGGGTAAGATATGGCACCTAAACTACGCTTTGACAGAATGCGCCCCTTTGGTTTGCAGCAAAGCATCCTCGATAGTAAAGCGAGATACAAGATCGTCGCTTTTGGCCGGCAATCGGGCAAGTCATGGCTTGCGAAACGTGTGCTGCTGGAGAAGGCAGCCAATGAAGGGAAGCGTACCTGGTGGGTGGCGCCGACCATCCCTACGGCACAGGACCATTGGGATGACCTCGTTCGACTGATTACAGATAGTGGAATTCCCACCAAGGGGAAACCAAACGGCACCACCAAAACCATCCGGTTTCTGAGTGGTGGTTCCATTCGTATTCGTTCAGCAGACAAGCCGGACCACCTGCGCGGCGGTACCCTGGATTATCTGGTGCTGGACGAGGCGGCGTTTATGTCAGAAGACGTATGGTTCAAAATCCTGCAGCCGACCATCACCGCCTCACGGGGTAGCGTGTTGTTCCTCTCAACACCCAACGGACAGAACTGGTTTTACCGTCTCTTCCGTCTCGGACAAGATGAAAACTACCCCGAATTCGAATCCTGGCATATGCCCTCAACCGAAGCGCCGTACCAGGACAAGGAAATGCTGGAGGTCATCCGCAAGACGGTGCCGGAGCTGGTCTGGCGCGAGGAATATATGGCCGAATTCCTGGCCGACAGCGGCGGCGTGTTTGCTGGCCTCGACCGGGTGAAGTGGCGACCGATGCTTTTAAAGCCCGAGGACGGCCACGTATATGTTGCGGGCGTCGACTGGGGCCTTGATGACGATTACACGGTTTTCACCGTTGCCGACAAATACGCCGGAGAGCAGGTTTACGGCGCCCGGTTCAACTCAGTTGGCACGACCGAGCAGCTTGAGCGCCTGTTGGAGCTGATCGACATCTGGCGTCCGGAAACCGTCAACATTGAACTGAACGGTATCGGTTACCCGATGTTTAAGCTGCTCAAAGAGATGTTTTACGAGCGTACCAAGGCGTCAGCACCAACCCACCCGCGTGAAGCAGCTCTGCTCGGAATGCGCTCCAACCATACCCGCCTGCGGGGTATTCATATCAACAATGCCAAGAAGCGCAAGCTGATTGAGCGTCTGGCAGCGGCGATTGAATACGGGCGCTTCTCGCCCCTGGTCCGTAAGGATGAGAACGACCTGGACAGCTTCGGCGCTATCCAGATGTCGGAGATGTCCACCTTCATTCGTAAGCGCACGGCCTCGGGCCTGGAAGTCACATATGAGGCGGCGGAGGGCTACCACGACGACACCATAAGCGCCCTTGCCCTGTGCTACGAACTGATTGACGACATCAGTTACGGGGACGAGGAAGCGCCAACCTTCGTGACGCCGAAGCGTACCGTGGCACGTGTCCATAAGCGAAGTCCGTTCCAGACGCGACCGCGTTCTAGAGGAAAAGAGACAACCCGGCGAGACCGGGCTAGGAGAATGAGGAATGCCTAGCGCATTGAAATATATCCCGCCGACCGACCCGGAGCGCGACGAGTTCTCGCAGCAGCTTATCTCGGAGCGCATGGAACGGCGGCGACGCTACGAGACCGCCTTGAGATATTACAATGGCGATCACCCCGAGCAGCTCGAATACGATGAGGAAGTTGAGCCGAACGATAACACGGCTATCAATCTGGTGCAGATTACCGCCGACCGGACGGCCTCTTTCCTCTTCCCTGAGCTTCCCAAGTTCGAGGTTGACCCTGAGAGCGTCACTGACACGCCAGAGGAGATCTGGCTCAAACAGCTAATCAACGACAATGGGGGCCTCACCTTCCTCGTGAAGCTGGCGCTGCGTGGCTTCCTGGCCGGTCATACCTTCGTTCGCGTTCTGCCTCCAAAGCGGGTTGGAATGCGTATGACCGACCCGCGCTTTGTGCTGCTGGACCCGCTTGCCATCACCGTTTTCTGGTCCGCAGACGATATCGGCGAGGTGCTCTGGTACGAGAACCGCTACATGGTTGGCTCGTCCCTGTACATTCAGGATTACGTCTGGCGACCGGAGAAGGGCGACCGGGGTGAGTGGGAGATTTACACCTATAAGAGCGAGACGGATAAATTCGAGTTCGTGCAGGATGTCCAGCAGGGTCCTCACGGGCGGGGGAGCCTGGGCCGGAACAGCTACATTGATTTTGTAGCACACGGTAACTTCGTTCTTGTTCCGACCGAGGATGGCCAGAAATATGCGCGACATTCATCGCACATCCCGCCGATCATCGAATTCCCGCACCTGCCACACCCTGACGACTACTACGGGCACGGAGAGGTAACACAAATCGAGCTGCAGGACACGATCAATCGCCTGTGGAGCGAGATTAACCGTATCATCCGTAAGCACGCCGAGCCCGTGGATGTGGTCACCGGGGCCGATATCGACGACGTGGAGGCGGGCAGGGACGTGATGACCATCTCGGCACCTGAAGCCAAAGTGCAGCGTCTGGAAATGCGCAGCGACCTGCAAGCCGCCGTTGCCACGGTCGAGAAGCTAGTCGAAACGTACCTCGCGGTTGCGCGCGTTGTGCTTCTGAAGGGCGAGGCGAAGGACCTCCAGCGCGTCACCAACGCCAGCGTGAGGACGCTTTTCATCGACGCCCTGGCCAAGAACGAAATCCTGCGCCACTCCTACGGGCGCGGGTTGGAGAAGATGATGACACTTGCAATGCAGATGTCCGGCAAGGAGTTCGCCGGGCGTGCTGTCGACCTGGGCGTGCAGATCAAGTGGCCTGAAGCTCTGCCTGTGGACCACACGGAGATTGCGAACATCAACGCCATCATGGTGCCGCTCGGTGCCCGCTCGCTGAGAACGGCGGCAACCGCCCTTGGCGACAACTGGAGCTTCGAGCAGATGGCGATCGAGGCTGAGGCAAAGCAGAAGCTGGAACGGATGGTGCGAGAAGCGCAGGTGCTTGCAGCCATCACGCCGCCTGAGCAGCCTGGTGCAATCACCCCCAGCAACGGAGGGGCCCGGGCACAGATCCAGAACAACATGGCTCGGGCAATGTCTGAAGTGACCAAGAAAACAACCTGACGAAATGCTTGACAAATCGCAGGTTGTGTGGTAACATTTATTATGAGGGTAGTGTACGGTTCTCGGGGCTGGTCGGTCGCTTCGGCGATTAGCCGGCCCCCTCCCGTATATATCTTTATTTCTACTTAGATTTACAGCCCCGACACAACCCTCATTGGCCGAACCGCGTGATGTGGTTTTTTGATTGGCGAGATGCCAGGAGAGAAGAATGACAACCGTTTTCCGTAAAGTCGTGGACGACGAAGGAAACGAAACTTTCGTTGAGGTGGACCTTAACGAAATCGAGCTTCCCGAAACCCACCCAATTGTAACCCAGTTGGCGCGGGTTAAAGAGGAAAGCATTAAGCGTCGCCAGCGTATCAAGGAGCTTCGAGCGAAGCTTGAGGCAGAAGAGCGCGACGACGCGGACAGTAAGGATGAAGCGCCCGAGCAGCCGGAACAGCAGGACGAGAAGCCTGCACCGGTGCCCCTGGACCCGAAGGAAATCGCACGCCTTGTGCGTGAAGAACTTCTGGCCGAAGAACGGGCGAGACTCGAGGCGCAGAAAGCTCGCGAGAAAGCGATCGACAGAATCATTAAGGAAACGGGCCTGAACGAGAGGTTCCGGCCTGTGATCGAACGCATTGAGGACCTTGACGCCGCCGAGGCTGCTGCCAAGGAGTTGGTGTCGAACCTGAGCGCGTTCGATATCCCGCCTTCGAGCGGTGCCGGTGGCCGGACGGTCAACGACCTGCTGTCGAAGGCTGACAAGCTACTTGAACTGGACGAATAGGGCGGCGAAAGTCGCCCTTATTCGTTAGGACATAAAGGGTTTTACGAAAAATGTCTGTGATGACGACTGTTCAGCAAATCCTGTCGGACCAAAGCCTGGTCCCGTGGATTGAAGAGCGGGCGTTCCGTTTCTCCATGCACCGCTTCGTGATGGCACAGCGCGTGCAGGTATTTACCGACATGACGGGGTGGAATGTCCGCAAGGTGAGCAACTACCTGCGTCCGAAGGGTGCTCACCTGTTGGAAGAGGGCGAGGAAATCCCGGCTTCGAGGATCGAACGTAAACGGTTGGCGGAGATCGAACCCACTGAATGGGGTGACCGCTACCCGATCACCAACCGCCGGTCTTCGACGGACCCCGAGGCAGTGCTGAGTGACACGGTCGAATTCCTGGGATACCAGATGGGCCGCAAGCGTGAACAGCTTCTGTTCCAGGCCGCTCTGGAGGCTGCTGAATTGTCCGGCCTGAAATTTGTTGTAGATGGAGAGTATTCTCTGGAAATGCCCGTGGAAATGCAGACCTACTTCGAGGCGAACGCCTTCAACGGGCAGATTTACCATGTCATCCACCCGTACCAGGAACGCGACGTGAAGCTGGAACTGCTGAAGCTCAGCAACCCGGCGGTGCCGGAGTTCCGAAACCGCTTCATCCGTCAGTGGAGCTATGGCGGCTTTGGCGGCCTGAATATCGCCGTCTCCAGCATGGTGCCGCGCAAGGTGACAAAGCGCCTGGTCCTGACGGGGGCGGCGGTCGGAGATAAATTCAGACTGCGCTTCGGTCTGGAAGATACCAACGAGATCACGATTGTCGAGGACAGTGGCAGCCCAGATGTGACCCAGCTTGTTGCAGATATCAAGTCGGCTCTTGAGGCGCTGGACTCCGTCGGCGATGCAACGGTCACGGTTACCAATGACGACGGGCTGGATAGCATCCTGATCGAAGTCGATAAGTATGTCGACGAAGAGATGCAGCTCACTGTCGGTTACGAAGATGGTAGCGAAGCCGTCGACGTATCTGGCGTCTTCCGCATCGAGGAAGTCTCGGGCAAGGCTCGCGCGCCGTTCTTGCAGCCGCAGGCAGTGGTGTACGACATCCGTCAGCGCCTGACCGTGTACCAGGAATGGAAGCCCGCCTACCGTACCCTGGACATCGGAGGCTACGAGGTGTACGGCGTCGGCCCGTGGAACTATGAGCGTGCTGCCTATATCGAGACTGACGCCACCTCGCCGTTCGCCGTCGCATAAGGTCTCTGACCGATGGCAGCGCGTGAAAGTATGAAGCTACTCGTTGACCGCCTCCGTTCCGTGACGGGGGCGGCAACGGATGAGGAGTTCGGCGGCATCACTTACTGGACTGATGACCAACTGGAAGCCGAACTGGACAAGCATCGTTACGACGCGCGGGTGCCACTGACGGTGACCGAATACAGGCAAGATGGACGGGTAACCTATCGATACACCTTCAGCATCCCACGCGGCTTCTGGACGGAAAACAAATACACCGTCAGAGACAGCAACGGAAGAGAAGTGAGCACGGCATACACGGTCGAGGTCAACAGCGAACGGGGAACCGTCCTGTTCGCAGAAGATATCGGCAACCGCCGGCTGTTCATCGATCTATCCTTATTTGACTGGAACGCCGCCGCAGCCGATGTGTGGGAGCAGAAGGCCGCGCATCGTTACGACTATATCACCGTCAAGGCTGGTGATACCCGCTTTGACGCTGCCCAGGAGCGCGACTTCTGTGTGGCCAGGGCGGCGTGGCACCGCGCCAGGCGCGTGAAGGGCTTCAACCGGGTGAAGTTGGGCTTTGTCCCGGCAGCTCACCGGAGGCCGCGACAATGAACCCGAGGAAGTATATTGAGTACGGCAGGAAGCTGGCAGAGAAAAGCTGGCTTCCTGACTTCTGTCAGATCGAGACTGTCTCTGGCACTCCGACGATTGATGAAAGCGGTACTCTGATCCAACAGAAGGTTCTGAGAACGTACAAAGGAAGCACGAACATCCCTTGCAGGGTGGAGGCCAGCCGTTCGTTCCGGCCGGACACCTTCCCCAACCAGGAAATCAACATCAACGAGTACGTTCTGCATACGCCTGTTGCCGTTACCATCAAGCCCAACGACAAAATCTATATCGATGGGCGCGTCTTCGAGGTACGTAAACAATCCGTAGCCAAGTCGCTGCGGTTCACCAACGAGGCGCTTATCCAGGAGGTCGAGGGCCAGTATGATAACGGTTAAGGTCGAAGCTGACCTGCGCAAAGTCTACTACCTGGACAAGTCGGTTTTGGAAAAGGCGGGCGTCAGCGCACGTGAAGCAGCGAACGCTCTCGCGCGGGACATCCGATCGAGCTGGTCACCGCACAGTCCCTCCGAACCAGGAAGTCCGCCTGCGGTGGTGACCGGTGAACTTGACCAGAGTATAAAGGTGACATCCCGAGACGCGCAGGGCAGGCACACCACCAGCAAGAACGCCGTCGCCGCCGCAGTTGAAGTCCATGCTATGCATGGATACTTCCTCGAAGAAGGTACGAGGAAGTTGGAACCCCGGCCTTTCTTTGAGCCTGCGATTTGGCGCCTGGAGGGGACTTTTGTCGAGTTCTTCAGGGACATTTTCAAATGAACCTGCTGTATATCGCCAGAACCGTCATCAAGAGAACTCTGGAGAACAGCGCGGAATACCGGGCACTACTGGAGTGGCCTGATGCCCCGGGCGTTTACCGCACGTTTGGAGAATATGTCGCCGCTTCCGTGCCGCCTCCGTATGTCACGATTGAGTGGTATGCGGGCGGGCTCAGTAATGCCGCGCAGACCCAGGACAGCGACAGTCTGTGGAAAGTCTGCATCCACACCATTGAAGATGAGCCTCTCGCGATGGCGGGGGCTAATGCGATTTATAACGCCCTGCACAACGTTTGGCCGGATATGGGCAATATCACCGGGTTCGCTGGGTACCACCCCATTGAACTGAAATACCCGTTCCAAGACGCCACCAACCGTCAGGGCCGCATCCTACTCCGAGCGGGAGGCATCTACAGCCTCCGTTTAGCAGAAAAACAAGGTTAACGAACTATGGCAATTGGAGAAGTTACTCGCATTACCAGTAAGAATCTGGTGATCGAATTTCAGCCTGCCGCCTACCCGCGCCATGAAGCGAAGAAGTACGCAGCATATGGCGAGGAATTGAACCACGAGACGGAGATTTACCTCAATGGCGCAACGTCGGGCACCTTCTGCCTTGCCGTCAACGGGCACAAGACCTCCGCGATTGACATCTCGGGGTTCAGCTCGAACGGCGTGCAAGAGGTCCAGGCGGCTCTCGACGCCCTTCCCTACGGGGCGAATGCGTTGACCGTAACGGCGGGTACGGACGGCGACTTTAACATCACCGCCACTCCTGCAGGGGTACTTGAAAACGAGTTCCTGGTCATCGAGATCCTGGATGACACAACCTCCCCCGGCGTGACGCAGATCATCCAGCAGCAGGGCTCCAAGTTCTACCAGCTACAGGCTGAGGTCCAAAGCTTCAGCTACAGCGAGACCCAGGAGAGTGTGGACACCACAGGCATCAGCGAAACTTCGCGCCGTCACACGTCGACCGTTGGTGACGCAACGTTTGAAATCACTCTGTACGAGGCGCTGAAGGACTACCGCGCCATCCTGTACCCCGGCGTGGAAGGATACCTGCGGGTGTTCGAGGACGGGAAGCAGATCGGGAAGCGTTACTTCGCCTGGGAAGTGCTGCTGAATGAAGGCGGCTCCAGCTTCGAGCAGTTCGAGAAGGTGGAAATCGACGTCTCTGGTCGTCGCCAGGGTGCGCCGATTGCGCGCGTCGGCTCCATCTGGAGCGGCAGCTAAACAGGCGTTGATTATCTGAGGGGTGCCAAAGCGCCCCTCATCGGCTCTTATTTTACGGAGACACTATGACCGACAAACACACCCTCAGCGACGAACTAGATTTTGACGTGGAAGCTGGAGACACCGAAGACACCGAAGACATCGAAAATACTGAAGAGAAGCGGATCACGCTGGACCCGAGGCGCTGGAGCTATCAGGACTACTCCGACTTTCTGACGTACGTCTCGCGTGGGGACTGGGAGCAGGCCATGCCGCTGATTATGCGGATTGTCGTATCCTGGGATTATGACGTGCCCCTTGCACCAAACGCATACGAGGAACTCCCGTTCCCGGCGCTGCGGGCTATCGCGCTGACCGTGCGTGAAACCCTGTCCGCATACCAGGAGAACGTCGACATCCGTGACGTGCGCGTGGATATGAGCCGCTGGAAGATGAAGGACTTCTTCAAATTCCGTGAGGCGGCGAAGAAAGGGGATGTCGAGACCCTGGAGACTATGATGAAGAAGGTGGTCCGCATGAAGGGCGTCACTCCCTCCAAGCGGCTCACATTCGAGCAAGGCGTCAAAATCACCCAGGCTATCAATAAAGCGACCGGAGAAATGTTCGGCTCGGGAAACTAGCTGAAGCAGTCTACCTCTCTATCGCCTTTGACCGTGACCTGCCCGATGACATGTCCTGGCGTGTCACCCGCGTCAAGATGTGGGAACACGGGCATAGCTTCGAGGAGATTGACAACATGTCCCTCACCGACGTGAGCGATGTTGTCGGCTATTGGTCCGGCAAAGCGCGTGGTGAGGAAAGATTGCGCCGGACACACCAAAAATTGAGAAAACAATATTAGGGGTGGCTTTGTGCCGCCCCTTTTTATTTTAAGGACGCACAATCTCACAGATTTGTGCGTGAAGGTGTGGAAGCCGAAGACCTTTTAGAATATTGCTAAGTTGCTGACGACTGATGCGGCCGTCAGGTGTTTAAGGAAAGGAAGGAGTGCCTTGGCCGAGAGTCTGGCATATCTCGAGGCTGTCATCGGCGCCGATATTACCTCGTTTCGTCGGGCTATGCGCGACGTCCGCAACGAGGTGGGCTTCCTCGCCGACTCGGTTCAGGGGCTGAGCGCAATCGGGCGCACGATGACGCTTGCAGTGACAACCCCTTTGGTGGCGATGGGCACATTCTCTGTGCAAGCAGCAAGCGAATTCGACGCGAGTATGCGTAACATAAACGCGATTGCCCAGGTATCTGAAGAGGAGCTTCAGGCCCTGAGTGACGCGGTGCTGGAATTCGGTAAGCGCACACGCGGCGGACCTTTAAGTGCTGCTAGAGCGATGTATACCGCCTTTAGCTCGGGTATCGATGAAGTCTCGACGGCGATGCAGTTCATGGAGATTGCCTCTAAGACTGCAGAGGCAGGACTTGCGGACCTGGAGACAACCACCAAAGCCCTGGTTGCTTCGTTCCTTGCCTACGGCGGAGACAAGCTTCCTATCACCGAGCAGTTTGAGATGGTGACAGAGCACGCCGACGCCCTGACGCAGATGGTGGCGGTCGGTGTCGGTACAATGGAAGCGTTCGCTGGCTCCCTCGGCGGTGTTCTGCCAACAGCCCGAGCAATCGGCGCTGAAATCCGAGACCTATACGGCTCCATCGCCTACCTGACCCAGCGCGGTCTAAGCGCTTCGGAAGCTTCGGTGTCGATGAACGCGGCGATGACGGCGCTGCTGAAACCCTCCAAGGCGATGAGGCAAGCCTTCGCCGAACTCGGCGTCACAACGGGACAGGATCTGGTTGAGAAGTTCGGCGGGCTTGAGGGCGCATTGAAAGCAGTCATCAGCACGGCGGACGGCTCGGCGGAGCAACTGGCGAAACTCTTCACCAATGTGCGCGCCTTCCGTGCGGTCGGGCTCTTATTTGACGACCTGGAAGGCTGGAGCGACGCCCTCGAGGAATTCGACAAAGGAATGCAGGGCGTCGTTGGTCGGGCGCACGCAGAGCAGATGAAGTCCTTCGCCGCGACGTTCGACCTCATGAAATCGGCGGTTCAGGGGCTGGCGATTGCGGTCGGCGAACAGTTGTTCCCAGTCTTGCGGCCTGCAATGCAGCACCTGACAACCCTGATGAATGAGCTTTCCAGCCTACATCCTGACCTGCTGGCCGTCGCCGTTGGCTTCCTTGGCATCACCGCTGCTGCTGGCCCGCTCGTCTGGATTATCTCCTCGCTCATGACCCCGGTTGGGCTTCTGGCCGGTGGCATAGGATCGCTCGCGATCGCTTTCGCGACCAACTTCGGGAATATCCGCACAACCGTTGAGACCGCGGTGAAGGACATCACGGGGGACCTGAGCGGGTTATCAACGCTGATTGATGACGTGCTCAAAATCCTCTTCCCCGAGGACACCGAGACCGAGGTCAAGAACGCGGTACCGGACCCGGTTGAGGTCGATGTCTCCGACCTTGTCACCTTCACAGTGCAGGAGGGTGAGGGGCCGTGGCACGTGTGGGCGCGCGAGTTCAAGGACGATATGAGCTTCGAAGCCTTCCTTGAGGCTATCGAATGGAAGGATGGACAAGTCTGGCACGCCGGCGACCAGATCACTATCGACCCCACTACCGGGAAGAAAGTCGCCGACGG